TGAAGCCGGGGCGGCGGCGGTCGCCGCAGTAGACGTAACGACGGGGGCAGCGGCAGGGGCCACAGAAGGAGCCACAGCGGCGATCCCAACCTTGGCCCCAGCAGCTTTCATCATGCCGGTAAAAACGCCTTTTTCAATCAGCCCGAGGGTGACCGCGCCCTGGTATGCCGACGTTGCCCCGAGCCCGACCTGTAGCGCACCTACCCCGGCATTGCCTTTTTTGATATTCTGGGCACCGGCATACATGCCGTAGGCCCCACCGGCAACCGCCAGAGTGCCCATAGCTTTGCCACCCCAGCCGGATCCGTCAGGGTTTGTCCAGCCCGTTGCGCCTGGGCCAGAAATGCCGCCGCTACCATATCCACCGCCCATTCCGCCGAAGCCTGCAGCCCTAGATACCCCGCCAATAAAGGCACCGTACATGTCACCGCCATTGATCATGGCAAAAAAAGCGTCTTTGATTCCGGATGCCAAGATAGCAATTAGCATCTCAGCCAACATCCGCTTGAAAATATTGAGGATATCTCCGAAATTGAACTCAGCGCCCATGACGAGGTCAACAAAATACCCCTGGACGGAACCCATAGCCCGGTTCCATTCCTCGACTACAACCGAGGTCGTGGCCTGCATTGATGCCTCAATGGCAACTCCAGCCTTCTTCTCGGCCTGGACCTTGGCCTCGGCATTAACCTGCCAAGCATCCTTGGTCTTCTCCAAGTTCTGCTTCTGGGAAGAAGTATACATATTGTCATATGTCTGCAACTTCGCCCAAGACGCTTGATTGAGCCTGTTGATTTCCTCAATTTCCTGCTTCTGTTCATCAGCCAGTTTCTTACGGGCCTTAGCTTCCTTGTCAATCTCGGCTTTTACAACAGCGCCAGTAGCCTTGACGCCACTCTGAATTCCATCATTAAGTGTCTTAGTACTGGAAAGGGCGACTCCGGCAGCAGCTTTATGGGCTTCTCCACTGCTTTTGACCACCCCAATATAGCCCTTGATAGTCGAGCCAATCGTATCATAACCCCTATTCGTTTTATCAATATCACTAAGAACTTGCTCGGAAACATTACGGCTTGACCAAGCAAAATCCCCGAGTGAACCCTCGATTTTATCAAACGGATTTACGTCGATTTGGCCAATTTTAACCAGGCCATCAAAAATCATATCAAGCGGCGCAAATACCTTCCGCAAACCGTCAAATAAAAGTTTCAAACTGCCGGCAATTGCTTCGATAGATGCTACGCCAACTAGCTTGATTCCCAGCCAAGCATTATGAAAAAAGCGCATTGTCTCAAGAGTATACAATAATGACTTGAGAAGACCAAGAGATATAGCCTCAGATAAACTATCTGCGCTATCTGCTGCGCCGAACAAACCTTCATTAATCTTCTTCATTACATCAGCAACAACTGGCATCAAGCGTTCACCAAAAGCAGCTTTCAAATCATCAATATGGGATTCAAAAATTTTCGTCTGATTGGCCAGACCATCCGTAGTCTTGATAAAATCCCCAACAGCTTTAGTATTACTTTCCAAAACCAGTTGATACATCGCTTGAGCTTTAGCGGCAGCAGTAAGGTCGTCCTTGGTCTTAGCCAAGCCCATAGAAAAAGCTTTCTGCTCGACAGTTGCAGCAGTAATTGCCCCGGCAAAGCGCTGGATCGGATCGTATTCGCCGACAATGGCGGAGCGCATCGCCTCCAGCACATCGACCGTCGGCAGGTTATTGAACGAGCCGAGATCGACGGCCAGCTTGATCATATCCGAGGACAATTTCCCGGCCTCGCCCTGGGTCATACCCATGCCCTGATTGAGCACCTGCAAACTGGCCAGCATATCCATACTGCCGGCCTTACTCATTCCATAAGACGATTGTAATTCTTTTGCCCAAGTAGTAGCCTTATCAGCCATTCCAGCAAAAACAGTATCGAACTTATTTACTGTTTCGTTCAAATCTGAAGCAGATTTAACTGCCGATACCATTATGGCAGTAAATCCAGCGGCAACAGCAGTTCCGACAGCAGCTATACCAAGAGCCAGCGAAGAAAGAGTCCCTAAATTAACATTGCAACTCTTATCAAAATTATTAACGGATTCTCTTAGGCTCGCGAACCCACGATTGCCATCAATATCAGCCTTTTTGATTTCGGTACCAACTAAGCGGACAGCGGCGATGGTTTTTTCAAGATCCTTCGTATCCGCCTCTATCTTAGTATAAATTGATCCTAAATCAGTTGACATTTTTACCGCCTTTTCTTTTTGATGGCTTGCTTCTTTACCTGCTGTTTATTCGATCCCGCAATCTCTTGCAGTACAGCTTTCATCTCTTCTGGCGTTTGCTTCTTTTTGTTAGCCGCCCGTTCCTTTACTAAACTTGGCATAAAATCTTCTGGATACCAAATCTTTCTTTTCCCGGTTTCGTCCTTAGCTATTGCCATGGAAAAATTGGCGATTGTCGAACTTATTATTCCTGCCGGCAATTCTTCTTGCCCGATCCCAGACCGGAAAGGTTCAATCCTTTCGTATACCATCCATTCTGCAAATTGATGAGATGTTAATTCCTCAATTAAACAGTCTGGGTGGCTTCTTCCGAGTTCTCTACAAAGCCGGAAGGCAAAGAGGCGTTCTGGGCGGGCTCGGAGTTTTTTTCCATCTCGTCCAGGAGAGCCTCACCAATGCCCGACAGCCTGGCCCCAATCTCCGAAAGCCGATGAATAATCGCGGATGATTTCTTTACAAGATCCGGAATGTCCAAATCCGAAAACAGCAACTCACCATTTTCATCAACGACTGTGGCGATCAGAATTCGGAAACGAAGGCCAGGCTCTTTTTGATGAGTCATAACCCAAGTATCAAACTCATCCCGCGCCCCAGCAGTCATCTCTTGAACCCATACTGAACCGCCCCATTCGGGAACCGGGACAAGCCTTTTTCTCAACGGACGAGCTTTCAAAAAATCCAATTTCCCCAAAACTTTGTCTTCGCTCATAATTATCCTCTGGTTATTTTTATTATTGGTTGTTTCTGTTAATTGTTTCTACCCACCAAATCCAATTACGAAGTTAAGGTCACCTCCCCGGAAATCTTGATTGTTACCGGGGCCGTAATCTTGTTATCCATTGGGATGCCCATTCCAAGATTGATAACCAGGCCGGCAAAGTCAAGGGTAGTATTCCCGGTGTCCGGCAAAACGATCTGGTAATTGACGAGGGTGTCCAATTCGAAATCATCGTTCATATCGGAATAACCAGCCCTGGTGAAATTCATTTCAAGTTCCACCTGACCGGCATCCCTGAACGAAGCAATAAACTCCCGGTATCCACCGGTTGAACCAAGGGAAGTTGCATCGATTATACTCCTGCTTTTATTCGGCCCTTGGATACTGTTGATTTCCGCAATAGCAGAAAAAACCTCCGTGCTCATCATGTTCGATCTTTTAAAAACTGTTCCAACTCCACTTATCGCATTACTCATAACATCCTCCTGTCACTTTAGCTGTTACGACCTTTTGATCCGCAAATTACACGAAAAAATCGGCCTTCCTTGGGTGTCATTCCCAACATGAAATGGTTCCGTCAACTTCCAAATTAAAATATACCTTGTGCTATTTATTGTCGTGTTTGCCAGCCCATGAATATGGCTGAGTATTTTTTCCATCTTATTCCAAGCATCTTCATAACCGCCAACAATCCCCCTAACCAATATCTGAATTGTTGGATTTCTAATATTAGTTGGTTCTGGGCTCGTTCCGGAAGTATCAAAAATGGCTGCAGTTAAAACTGATGTTTCTGGCAAAAGTGAAATAAAAAGATTCGTTTTAAAAGTAAGGCCAAGAGTCGAACCGGAATCATCCGATTTGTCCAGCAGGTAATCTTTTATATCTTCAGAAGGAGCATTCATATTATTTCAACTTTGCATGTTTAACTAATATTTGGAGTATCCTGCCTTGATTTTTCAACAATGCTTTTTCAAGAAATTTATTTGAACCAGAATTAAAATTGTAATGAGCCGGCATCTCATGAACCCACAGTGCATAGTTTGCCGTATAACCAACAATTGCGCTAAATTTATGTTTACCATCTTCCTCTACTAAATGAAAAGCACTTCCTCGAAGATTACCGGTATCAATTGGTGTTCCTTTAACCGAATCTGCCTTGACAACCAAAGCCGCTTCGGTCAAACCCTCTTTGGTATGCAATTCAATATCCGCAATAGTCTTATTGAGTTTTTGCAGAACGGCAGATAGTCCTCGAACCTCACTCATACCAAAAATGCCTTCCGTAAAAATTGATCTCCTTTGATTGTCGGGATCTTCTCAAATCCCTCAATAGTCAAAGCATCTTCTGTTTCTGGAGCTCCTGAACTGGAAAGATCGATCAAATTCATCAAGGCCATTCTTCCTTTCATCTCAAAATCAGTTTCGGAAAGGACTACAACCCTGGAGAGGATTTCCTCAACTCCATTTCCGGCACCTTGAGAACTCAAAAACTTCTCTTGCTTTACGGTCCATCTAACATCGACTTCAACCGGCTCGCCATAAGTATATCCGCCGTAACCATCCGGGGTTGGAGATGGCCAGTAAACTGCTTTCTGATTGAAAAACTTCCCAAAATTCATCAGTGATACCCAATCATATTCAAGGAAGCGGATTTGCTATAACCGTTTTTAGCTATCTTCCCAAGAGTTCCAGAGGTATCCAAAAGAATTGCCATCTGGCCATAACTGGTACCATTCAAACCCATCCCCCACTGCCCTTGATAAGATTCAGAAAGGACATCAACACCAACAGATTTTACTCTCTGATCCTGTACGCTCAATACATGGGCGGAGAGATATCGCTCAATCTCTTTCAAGGTTTCATCTGTCAACCCAGCTGTTTCCAGCCAGGAAGTAACCATCATATTTGCAGTATTGATAAAGACATCAATATCGGTCAAAGAAGTATCGATAATGGCAAAGACTTCATCATCAGTTACTCGCGGTGCCATTACTTACCCTCCTGATTGAACCATTTCGGTTCGATAAATGCCTTGATCATCGGCTCATTGAATACCAAGCCAACTTTCTCAATCATATCCCTGGCGTAATCCCAATCCCCTGCACATAGCCGGGATGGCCAGAAATCGATAATATCCAATTCGGCCGTATGCATTTCTGCAAATCTTTTTTCGTGCTGATCAATCCAAGTCTGCCAGCCTTCAGCATCGCGATACGCCCGCATGAATCGCGTCAATTGACAACTGCGGATAATATCTTTATGGTCACGATGAATGATGATCCATTTTGCCCTGGGGAACGCCATATGCCACATATACCACATTCCAGCGGCTTTGGTGCATTTACAGAACCACTCACCACTTTTATATCCCTGCGACATCATAAGCCGCTGAACAATATCTCTCCAGTGATCTGCTTCCGGTTGGGAAACTTCAAAGACCTGGCGATTATTCGGGAGTGGTTTCTGACCCATTGGATCAGCCCCAATCTTTTTCAGGTACGGCTTGACAATATCAGTTCGGAGTTTGCAATTCTCAAACATTCCCTTCTGGGCATCAATACTGGGGCCATACATCTCCCCACCAAAAGCCCCGCAAATATTGAGCATCCCAGCCGTCATTGATGTTCCAGAACGAGCACAACCAACTACCAGAATCGGATCTTTCATGCATGCTCCTTTACGATTTCTTGCCAAAGGGTTGGAACTTCAAACGGCCTGGGTTTACCATGGAAAACAAGAACTTTACAATTCGAAGATATCCCGCCAGAACAATGTCGCTTATATGAGTAAATGCTCTCTGGAAAGGCATCTTGTAATATTTTTGGGATAACTCTTTTTTCTCTCAGTTTGGCATTCGTATAATCTTCTTCCCCACGAAGTTGCTTGGAGAATTTCTCATAATCGAATTGTTCATACAACCAGGACCAATCGCCATTCCAAGCCATAATCCCTGAGATAGTTCTGACTGGTGGCCGGAAAGATCGAATCATCCAAAAGTCTTTTTCGCTTGAATCAGTAGCCACTTTAAACAGGTCATCAATATTGCCTCTGATCACAGTATCAATCCCAGTCACAACTGTCGGCCCGATATTTCTGAAGACCTCGGGAACAGACCACCAACCAGGCCAGTTATTGATCAGGGAGATAGAAGTGACGCCATCAATCTTTTCCTTGGAATCTGTAAAACAAATGAAGTCATAAGGAATCGTCGTATTTGCTCGTACCTGCGCTGCAAGGAGCCGGACGTGCTCTTCTATATAATCCCCTCCTAACTTCAGTACGCAAGCAAATACAGGCATTGTTGACCTCATTCCACTAACCTCCACAGATTCGTTCTCCAAGGCTTGGGATCTCCATGGAAAATGACGATTCCTGGATCTTTAACAAGCCCTTTCCGAACATGGCGCTTATAACTACAAATCCCTTCGAAGTATTCTTGAATTGCTGTTAAATCAACCCCTTTAGTCAACAAAGCATTTATCTGGTAATTTTCATCACCACGATGGAGTTTTGATTCCTTCTCAAAGTCAAACTGATCGTATAGCCAGGACCAATCTCCATTCCAGGCCTGCATTCCATTTATGAACTCTCCCGGATGAAAGAACGAATCAAGCAAAAAGAAATCCTCTTCCGGGATATGACAGACCATTTTCAAAAGGTCGTCGATGTTCTTCAGGATCATCGTGTCCAGGCCAATAGCAATTGTCGGCCCTTGATGTTTCCAAAGCTCAACGCAAGACCACCAACCGGGATAATTCTTTTCAAGTTCGACAGTCTCTATTTCTGGGAGTTCATCGGCCTGATCTGTATAGCAAACAAAACGATAAGGAATCGTCGCATTGCGATCAATCTGCCTTGCGAGCGCTCTCACATGGCCTGGATAATAATCCCCACCAGAGCGAAGGCAAACGACTATTGAAGGGATCTGATCAATCATAGCCATTCACTCTCCGGCACCATTCCAATTTTAACTGCCCTGCTTTTCCCGTGAGGTGTTCCCCAAACTTCACCAGCCGGGATATCTTTCGTTACAAAAGAGTTGGCATGAACGAAGGCATTCTCACCAATATTTACACCAGGAGCAATCACAGCACCAGCCCCAATCCGAGCACCATTGCCTATAACAGCCCGCTCGATCTTTGGAACTGCCCGACCCTGATTTGCAATATTCTTTTCGTTGGTCATTACCACTCCAGGTCCAAAGAAAACATTATCCCCGATAGTGGCTTCTGCAGTAATATGACATTGGGACTGGATTGTCGTATTACTGCCAATCTTGGTATCCCTTTCGATCACTACATTGTGGCCAATGATCGAGTTCTTGCCGATCTCCACATTATCACGCAGGACAACAAAGTGGAAAACCTTGGCATTAATAGCGATTTTGACCCCTCGATCAATTACAACGTATGGGCTGATAAATCCTGACATATGACCTCTAATGGTTTTCGTTCAAATATTTCAAGGGCGCCACCAACTGTCGCGTTTATAATCCTCAAACCAACCTGCGCTGCATCTCTTTTTATCGCCGGCCAATGCTTCATAAACCTTGGATATGGATCGTGCAATTTCCCTTCTTTTTTATCCCACCGGACTTCATAATCATTATGCCAGTGAGACTGTTTGTCCTTTGGGTCATCCGGGTTCTTCATATCGAACCCCAAGAGAACAACACTTGTAGCCCCCAGCCAATAAGCAAAATTAACAGCAGAGGCACCAGAATTACCATTCCAACCAATATGGGTTCGTCTTTTTGTTTCGAGTCCTGATTGTTTGCTCCTTCCGACATATCGCACCCGCCCTCTTCTCTGCCCTGGCAAAGTCGCCGAACAAGTAGCAATCAAACCACCATACTCATTGATTGCCGGCAAATTCTCTTCGTACCATCCTTTATCCCCGAACCAGCAAGCATCAACCCAAGGGCCGAGTTTATATGCCTGATTCACTCCAATTACTCGGTGATTATGGATGAGAGATAAATCTTGTTTTAAAAGACTGGCTCCACCACCGATAATGAATACCGTCGAGCCCGGCCAGAGCGCCGGCATTTCCCAAAAATCAGCCACGTGCTTCGAGTATTGCTTCCCGGAGATGATCTTCAGTTTCGTATTCTTCCATGATCTCGATTCCTTCCTCTTCCATGAGACTGATAAGGGCATCCCAATCGAGTGCGCCAAGATCGACAATTTCAGTCTTGGGGATCTCCATCATTTTTCCCATGATTTTTTCCGCCTCGCCTTTTTTCATTGGGGTATCATTCAGGGGTTTATCGGGATTATCTGGATTGATAATATTGTACATTCCCCGCTGCACTCTGACCAGATGGAGTTCGTTCGGTGGAGCAATTGGCTCTTTAATCTTTACCGGTTCGGGAATCGATTTAACCGCCGTCAGACAATCATAATCCGCCTCGAATGAACCAAGGAATCCCTCCGGCACTTCGACTACATCGCCAGGCACTACCGAATATCTTTTCCCCTCATACTTAAAGGAATGCCGACCTGTTTTTGCTTTCTTTCTGTATTTACAAAGGTTCATGGAATCCTCCTTGCTGGTTATTTGGATGAAATAGAATGGTGGATTGCGCCCACCATTCTAATATCATTTTGCCTTCTTTGTGGGCGCGGATTAAGCCTTCAGGATCGTTACGCCACAATTACCATTCTGATCGGCCCGAATCTGTGGCACCATGATCGTCATGACCTTGTAATTCGTGGTCATCCCACCACCCTCAGTCCACTCAACAGTGGTAAGGGGAAGGCCTTCAACCATCCGAACAACATCAGAAGTCATCTGGACCAGGATTACGTTATCAGCGGTCAGTTTATCGACGACTTTAACCTCGGTAATGCCGGCAATTTCCAGGATACGCTGACGAATGGTCTTGTCGGACTCGGCCTTGTAATCATCATCGAGAACGGTTTCGTACGAAGTCGGCACATAAAGAACCCAGGGGCCGTAGAAATGGGAGTCGATGGAGGCCTGTTTCATTTCCCGAACATCATCAAGAATCTGCTCACCAGTCTTGCCGGAGGCGTCCCAATTTGCCGTCAAGGTGACGTCGTTGGCCTGGGGGTGATCTAAGTACCCGTAAATCGTTCCACCGCCGTAAGCATAGGAAGAAACGCCAGCAAACAGCATCTCCTCGATCTTCTCTGCCACGACCCTAGCAGCCATGGTAGCGGTCGTGGTATCCAGCGGGGTACTGCCATTCCTGGAGGCCGTCAGGGTCCGGATATTATATTGGAAGTCCTTATGGACGATAGGCAGCGGCAAATACTTCAGGGTCGTTTCGGGCCGGTCGCGCTTGCTTGGAGTGACCGCATCCATGGTCAG